CACAAAGATCAACAATACCACCGATCATTGACGCAATACCAACTGCTGTGGTTCCAGGAGAAGTTGTAAAAGCTACATTTGGAGCACTACGATATCCATCACCTCTATTGGTGATTGTGACACTTGTTACTCCACCATTAAGAATAGATGTGATGGCGGAAGCGGTATTACCGACCCCAATAAGTTGATAGATTTCAGTATAAATTTGATTTTTAACAGTTTCATCAATAAATTCATATCCGGTGGCAATAATCTCATCTTGATAGCGGAAGAGTTCACATCTTAAAGCATAAACATAATTGTTTTGTAGTTGATAAAAAGGTGCTTCATGTTCAACAAACTTGATTTCAAAAAGACGATCTCCAAGAGGAAACCATATTAAATCTCCTTCTTTAGGTCTTGTTGGTAATTCAATATCCGGGATATGTTGAATCAAAGGAGTGATATATGATCCAAATCGCTCTTTGGAAATAATAATATTGAGATCTAGTTCTGGCTTGATACCAAATTTACTTAAAAGTGTACCAGCTCCTTCATAACCATCATAACTTTCAATATATGCTTCTAAAGGAAACGCGGATGTAAATTTTGATTCAATAACTTCCCTAACAACCTTTCTTTTTGTTACATAAAGTCTCGGGAGATAGTAGATATCTACACCATGAATCTGAATTGATTCATTTATTAGATCTTGTAGAAGACCTTGTTCTGTTTTTGAGCCTTGCAAAAAGAAAGGATTTAACATCTATTTTATGCAATAAGATCTAGAGGCGGGAGTTCATAATAACTACTCATTTTTTCTTCAATAATATCAAGTTCTCGTTGAGCATCATCATACATCTCTCTACCATTAAGTTCAACTCCTCCTGGAAGTTTCATTCCTCTAAATTTAGATGATAGATTGGATCCCCATTGTCTTTTGATGAGAGCGGTTGCATACCTTTTAAGAAAAGAGTCATTCCAAACTTTAGTTGATTCTGTTGGATTGAGTGCTCTATAACACTCAATGAGTAGATAAGAATCCTTTGACATCGTTTTCCAATCAACATCAATATAAAGGCGTCCTTGTCTTTTATTGAATCTGATAGGTTTTTCGGTAGAAAGAATCCAGTCAATATCTTCAAGATAACGCTTAACCATGGTATAAGACAATAGCTCAGTTGATCCCCAATAATAAAGATCATTCAAAAATAATTGATATTTAATACTAAACATATTGCTGGAGAGTGTGTTAGTTCCCTCAAATTTAAAGATTTTAGTTACACCAAAGATATAATCGGGAATCTGAATATAATTTCTGTCGTCTTGGAATGTATAATCTTTTCCCGCGCTATTGGTAGTTGTTATACCAGGATTGATTTTACCTCCTGCCCGATCAATATCTTCTTGAGTTATTTTATATTTCAAGTAGGTCAACTCTACACCATCAAAATGCCTTTCTTGAAAATATTGAATTGCATCATCAACTCTATCTTCAATCTGTTCTTGAGCCACATTAATCTCAAGAACAGGAGCACCAAGACTTCTTAGGCAATAATCAATAAATTCTTGTCTATTCGTTGGTTGTGCCATTATAGTTTACCTAGACTAGAGATAGTTTCTTGTTGATAAAAATATAGCTTCATAAAATACTTAGCTAGATCCTTAGCATCATCTATATTATTTAAGCTATCAATATCTCTTGATAGTTTTTCATATTCAAAGGAAAAACTTAATGTCTTTAAATTAATTGTGTTTGGATTCATTTATGGAATGATAGCAATAGATTTTTAATAATCTGTAAATCGTCTTTCATGGATTCAATTTCAGTTTGCATATTCTCTAGCTTAGTTTTATCTTCTTCCTGTCGCTTTTTGCAGCTTATATATTTCTCATAAGCATTACCATTGGTGTTTACAATGGTGTTGGTTGATAAATCTCTTGCGAGATTGGTATCAGATTCAATAGAAACTAGCTGAGTCATTGTTAGGCGAGAGCGATGGTACGGATGTCTTTTACCTTAGGCACGTATGCCTGATTGGTAGAAGTGAAGATTAATTTAACTCTAAAGTATCTAAATGGAGGTAGATTGTTAGAGGTAAATTCATACTCTCTATAATTTTGTGCTTCAAAAGAAAGAGTGTTATTGGTTTGAGTGAATCTATCTGGAGTTCCATCATTAAGACTACTATTAACGGTATTGCCAAGAGAATCAATGTTACTGAATCCTGGAAATAATTCAAAAATCGGATTTGGGTTTTCTTCGGAATCAATGGAATATAGTGCTCTGATATCGGAGTAATTATTAACATCAGCACTCACATAAAGTTTAATAGAAGATGCTGGGAATTCTAATCTATGGGGTTTAGAAACGTAAATAAATGCATTTTGATCTCTATTAAGGGAATTGACTCTGTTATCTCCGACATAATTATCAACAATCTTATTGATTCTATTAGAAGTAGTGATAACACTCACTCTAGTAAGATCAATACAAGGACTAATTCTTGAATCGGCAGTCGTTAAAGTTGTAATAATATTAAGAGATTTGTTACCTGGTAGTTCGGTTAAATTATTGGTTTCGTTGACTTTAGATGCAATAATTCTTGGAGTCTCAAGATAATTATATTCTCCAAGTGTTATGTCATAATATCCCCTATCCTCAAACGAATTTTCGTTACCTGAAATACTGGTTCCAGATACACTTCTCAATTTTGCTTCAATGCTTGTATTATTGGGAATAAAGCTTTCAAAAATAGGAGTGATAAGCTCATATGGCATGTTCTGGGATGATCTCACAACATTCCCACCAGCACTCTTATTGGCATTAAAATAAAGAGCTGAATACAATCCGGATCCTGTTCTATCAATAATATTCTTAGTTCCGATCGTTTCGGATGACTGTGATAGTCTAATACTATAATAATCTAGACCGATAGGATTGCTTACTGTGGCATCTTCTAATTTATGAGTTCTATTGATTCGTAATAGTGATACACCATTCAGTTCATATTTTTGAATTTCTGAATTGATAGAATGTGTAATCGGGAGAGTGGAATCAATACCTCTTGTGATATTATTGAGTAATCCTGAAGTAACAGAAGTATATTTAATAATTTCATCGTTGATGATAATATAACCCGGATTATTAGTAGAGACTAATTGACCTTCAAATGATTCAAAAATGGTTGAATTATTAACTGGAATACTCGTAGTTGAAGTGTTGGATATCGGAGCTGTTATTGTTGCTGTCGGGGTATCAGCTTTAGCATTTTTAACTACAACATAATTCAATTTAGAATGCATTCCGTGATTAGAATGTTTAACTCTAAAGTGAAGACCATCTTCTTCCACTCGGATTGGAGGTGTTATTGTCACATTACCACCAGTCGCAAAATTGATCTGAGATGAAATACCAGAAGAATTATAATAATATAGACTATTACCAACACCAACTCCCGTAGCAAAATTACCTTGGACATTATCAAGAACGAGTTCATTAAATTGTGTTACATTACCAATAGAGATTCTAAGATTTCTACCTAAGGCATTTGCTCCAATTTGTGTGGCGGTTAATACGTCGCCCACTTGATAACCAGTTCCACTATTAACAACGGTTGCGCCAATTGCAACACCATTGGAAATAGTGATATTGGCTGTTGCGTTGCGTCCAGATCCGGTTATTGGTGAAAGTGAAATATTATTATACGTGAGAGTACCTGATGTTGGAGTATAACCAATTCCAGCAGAAGTTATTGTTAAACCACCATTTGATGTTCCCCCTGTTGCTAATCCTACTTTTGAAATGTATATACCCTGAGCATTGGTGCTAGGTTGATATACTGTTTGTCCATATTTAAAGTTATTATCGCTTTCTGTGATAGTTACTGCAAGTCCAAGTCTAACTTTTCTTGAGATAAGATCTAATGGATTATTGGTAAGAATAGGAATCTGTGAATTAGCTTCATTGAGATCTGGATTATAGAAATTCACATATCCAGAAGTGGTAGCAAACTCTGCCCGATAAAGAGTGAACTTAAGATCTTCAAATTGGCTAGGTGTCCAAGTTGATGCATTTTGAGACTTAAATAGGGATCCTAAAGTTGGTTGAGTCTCAACTATTTTTTTACTAAACACATCGCGTTCACCAAGTCTAGAAATCCAGACTCTATAAGATGTTGAGTTAGAAAGTAAAACAAATGCGTTTTCTTGACCCGGTTCAATATAAACAGGAGAACTGAATTTAAAAGTTGTTGATACTGAACCATCAGAAGAAATATTGACATCATCTGGATTCAGGGAAATCTCACTGAATGGAAGAATTGTCTGAGTTGGAGTACCAAGCTCCATCGTTCTGATTTGGCATCTAACTGGAATAGATGCATCCTTGGACTCAAAGTAGACATCAACATGTGTAAGATATACACCAGTTGGTTCATCACATGAGAAAGATTGTGCGAGAGGATCAATATAAAGACCAGTGAAGACTTCTTCCGATTTAGTTTCCGTGAATGTTCTGGTAGTAACGGAAGCGTTTCTAACAGAAAGAACTTTTTCTTGGATAGATTGCCTCTTACCTTCAGCAAAGAATTTAGACTCTGCTGCACTTAACGGACTCCCTTTAATTGGAGTGTTTGTTACATTACTGGTTAGTTTAAAGATCTTGGTGCCTGTGGAAAATACTGGATTCTCTGGAATATTAGGATCTGGAATATAAAAAGAACCAACAATTTCTCCGTTATTATCAGTAACCAATCTCAGCTCAGAAACAGTTGCTTCTGCACCACTACTCTCGCCAATAAGAATAAACCCATTCTGAACTTTACCATAATAATTGCCCTGTGATTTGAGAGCCAGTGATCCAGTATCAACATTAAGAATAGTTGATGTTGAGGTATAAGAAGTAGGTAATACGGTATTGCGATAAGGTTCACTTGAATAAAATTCTGAAGGTGAATTAAATCCTCCATTTTTATGATTAGGTTGTGCAATACGGAAATATCCTTCAATATTATTAGCTGTTGTTTTAATTCTTACTGTTTCACCGATAATGAAAGTGCCTGAGGTCATTGAGATCTCAAGTAGTTTAGGGAAACAATAACGGCTCACATCTACACCTTCAAAGAAAGGATACACTAATATTCCTTTTTGCATACCTGAGCATCGGAATTCAATATTCCGGGATCTCATATTTGGAAGAATATCAACCGCCACTACCGAATCACCAAGAGATCTAGTATCAAATATTTCAGATACGATCATCTGGGATCCGGTTCGTGAAGAAAATGAATCTCTAGCTTCCACATATAGACCAGTGGTAGGAATAATACCACTACTGACTGAATCTACTGCATGTCCAGACCAGCGAGCCGGACCCAATACGCTTCTTCCTTGAAATACTGAAGGAATACCATTAGTGAATCCAGAGCTTCTTACCCAGCGAGGATTACCATAACCGAGTAATGACCATGAACCCCAGATAGTAGGACCGATTCCTGTTTGAGCATTTATACCATTAGAAGCGACCAATCTGTTAAGAGTAGCGAGATAATCACCTTCTACTTGAATTGTTTTGGGATTAAGTCTTACTGTATCAACCCAAATATCAGAAGAGGGATTAAGAGAAAGTGTTCCTTCCCAGAAACTAAGAATGAAAGGTTGTACATTTTCAACACGAGTAGCGAATGGTTGTTCTAACCATTTAATACTATTATATTTCAGGGTAATAATATCACCTGTTTTTTGAATATTATCACCCAAAATATCGCTTGTGGTAATATTGGAATAATCAATATTGGTTGTACTCCCAACACCAAGAAGTTCTTTTGTTCCGATTACAAGAGGAATTGAAGAAGTATAGTGAGATGGTCTCATTCCTCCATTTTTAGGATCTACGGCATTTCTTATACCAACACTTTCATCTTGTGCGGTTAAAGTTTTAAAATTATCAACAAAGAAACCCGATTTAAAACGGTTTAGACCTGGATTACTAGCATCAGGAATAAAAAGATTGGACGTTTCGGTTTCAAGAAGAGATAATGTGGTGTAGGCTTCAAGATTTTTAATTCTTGTCTCTAGTTTTGAGATATCAGACATCTGATATCTCTTATAATCATATTGTGTTACTGAAGCTTTGTTTGTGTCATAGAGATATGCTGGTAAAAATACCTTTGCAATTTCAATAGAATCATCTACGGATTGGGGTAGTGCTGGTTCATCAGAAGGTGTTCCCTTTTGAACAATAAAGTTCCCTTCTTTATTGAGAAAAATTCTATCAATTCTCGGTTGATAATAATCAAAGTTGAGAATTAATTCTTCGTCTGAAGCAAGAATATTAGTGGACGAGTTTCCTGTTTGTGTGAATTTTCTACCTTCAAATTCAAAAGGTGATCTCGCATCTATTTGAACAGTGTAATTATCAACTCTGGGTCTAATATCAACAATATCAGTATTTCTTATATTATTATGAGATTGAATATCGTTCTTATAATCAAAAGTTATGTAAGATGATGCCGTAGTAATATCACCTGCATCTTG